ATAAAGCGGTGCCTCGGACTTACCAGATTGTCAGGCAAATTAAGGAGGAGTGCCAGAAGCGAAACATATCCGCAGAGAACGTAGCTGTTGACGCCACCGGAGCGGGGGCTCCGTTCTGTGATGTTCTGGCGGGGGAGTGGGCGGGCACTTTTCTTCGGGTCAGCTTCGGAGGCAAGCCCAGCGACAAGCGGGTGAGCCTTAGCAGTAAGCTGACAGGCGCTGAAATGTACACAAATCGGGTGTCCGAGATGTGGTTCGTGGGAAAAGAATTGATGCGGACAAAGCAGATGTTTGGTGTGCAGGCAGATCTGGCGCAGGAAATAACAGCGCGGAACTACGAGCTGGTAAAGAGCGGGTCGCTCAAAGTAAAAATCGAGCCCAAGCCTGAATTTAAGGGGCGTTTTGGAAAGAGCCCTGACTTAGCTGACGCAGCATTTTTAGCTTTGGACTGCGCCCGCCAGCGGTTGGGGCTTGTGGCAGTTGACCCTCCTCAGTCGGGTTCAGGGCCAGTTCGCCCACCTGTTACCATCAAACAGCTAAGCGGTGCGTTGAACAATCCCGACGCTGTACTGCTGGATTGACTTATAAGCCCTAAAATATAGTATGGAGCATGGCCGAGTCAGACCCTCGAAAAAGATTAGCGCAAGAGCTAAAAGATATGTACCGCGCGGGTTCTTTGGACCCCCTCAAAATGAAAGGTGGTTTGCCGCAAGAACTACAGGATAGCGCAACCAGTCTTGGGATTACCGATGAAAATCTAAATAAGTTCCTCAGTAAACTAGGTACTCCTCTGGAGCCGGGGCTGACTCCCGTAGAGAGACTGAGACGACAAGACAGGGCACGCCGTAATCAGAGAGCGGAAGCCATGCAAAAAGCGAGGGAACCCGACGCTGTTTCTGGAAGAGAACCCATGAGAACAAGTCTGGTTATTACTGGTCTCAGAGATGAGTCCGGCAATCCGTATAGGAGATCTCTAGATACACCCGGAGCACAGGCCCGACGGAGAGTGCGAGAAGCGGAGCGAGCGGGGGATGTATCAGGGGCGTCTGCTCTTCGCCGCGACCCCGCTGCGGGGGCGGATCGGGGCACACGAACACAAGATGATGCCCAAGTAGATCGTGCGAGAGGGATACAAAAGCAGCAGGACGCCAAGAGAGCGGAGGACGCAGCAGGAAAAAATGAGAGAGGTGCGAAACGAACTGCTAGGCAGTTGAAGAAAGAGTTGAGGAAATTAAAAGAAGAGAAGAAGAATAGAAGAGGTCAGGGTAAGAACAAGGATCGTTAAAATGGCTGAAGAAGATTTAGGAACAGCGGCTCTTAGAGATACGTTTAAGTTTCGCACCGACTTCTCTCCGAAGGGGAGGCAGCGTGAAGCGGATCGTTCGCTTGAACGAGCCGACCGATTGAACAAGATTGCGGCTACGTATGACGCGATGTCCCAGCGCAGGACCAATCTTCTTACCACGCAAGTAAAACTTAGAGAAGCCGAAGCCACCGCACGTCAAAACACTCAGCAAGGGCAAGCTGCTGCTGCCGCCTCCCAAAATGTGTCGAGGCATGTGACTTCGCTGCGTCGCAGGGAGGATGAGCTGCGCGCTATGTTTAATGAGGGTGGGGCCGCTGCTGCGAAAGCATACATGGCCCAGACACGAAGGTTGGCTAATGATCCTAAGTTTCTTGTTGGTTACGAAATAATGGGGGCTCAGGCCCGTGATTCGCGGGATCAGGTTATAACTAACCAGCAAAAAATATTAGACGACCTAATCGCGGAACAAGAGAAACAGGACGCCACGAACATCAAGTATGATAATTTTTTAAGTATCATCGAACAAGATGAAGACGGAAACTTTGTAGATGATCTTTCTAAAGACCTTCAAGAGCTGCTCGTCTTTCCAGACAATCTCCCCCCTGATGTTTCGACTAGGGCCTCCGCACTTAATCTAGCGGAGAAAAGAGTTAAATCTGAAATAAAGAGTATCTCATCTATACGATCACAAGTTGCTAAACTATTAGAAGATGCTGGAAATCCTAAGGGTTTCAAAAAGAAACGCGCGGGGGATGGCCCTCCTTATGCGGACGAGGATGTTGTTGAAGGTTTGTCCCCAACTTATTTGGTTGGTTTATTAACACGCTACAAAAAATTATATAGACCAGCATCAGACGAGCTAAGCGACTTGATTCCTGCTGTCGACAAAAACAAACTGTTTACGGACGATGACGGCAATTTTAAATTTAACACCAAAAAAATCATCAAACAGTTACAAAATCCAGAAGGCGAAGATTTCGATGTAACGAAACAAAGTCTCGATGATTTTGGTGCAGCCCTTATTGCAAAAATATTTGAGCAGCAGCTTGACCTCGAAACAAGTCTAAGTGAACGAGCTTCTCGTTTAGGGGAAGCGGTTGACATAGATCCAGATCTCAATCCCGACGAAGAAAAGATAGACGAGGGGCGTGGAGGAGCAAAACCTTTATTCCAGTAACGTAGGAGAATAATAACATACACATACATTAAGCATGTCATCGTTGAATGAGCTTAAAGACGCACTCTCATTTAGTGAGTGGAAGAAGACTAATCCTGTTGATCACAGGAACAGACCTATAGACCCCGAAGACGATTTTGCTCTGCGTAATTCCTTCAGAAATTATATAGAAGGTTTTATCAGTAAGATCGAAAGTCCCCTGCAAAAAAAGGGGGCGACCGAAGTAGCCGACAGGTTTCTAGTTGAGGGCTTTAGCTCCCTAGAAGAACTCAACGAAGCTCTCGATAGAGTTTCCGAGGTCCCTTATGCTGAGCAAGAGTCCGAGGTACTGGAAAACTATTTCCGTTTGAGACGAGACTACTCGTCAACAAATGAAGACGGGTCTAGTGTGGGGGATATTTTTTATGGCCTCGAAGAGTCAGGCTTTAATCCCGTTAGGTTCGCCCGACTCAGAGAAAAACAAGTCGGGGCGGATATTCTTGAGCCTAACATGGAGGGCGAAAGAGAATCTCTTACTGACGAGGAGTTGAGCTACTTACAGGGGTTTGAAGATCCCTTGAAACTTCTTGTAGAGGGCACAGAAGAAGACCGGTTGAGAACCAAGCTGTCTGATGGGCGACTTGGTGTAGCGATTATAAATGGGCAGATAGTTAGTAAGGACATCCCTCAAGAAAATATAGACGCGGAGGTTACAAAGTCTATTCAGGCGGGGGCAATAGACCCAAGGCTTAAAGGGCAAGTTATTGATAGTCTGAAGAATCCTGCAAAGGGCTCTACTGCGACACGAAATACAGACGAAGCAGAGAGGTTAATCAGGTCGGTCCCCACCGACAGCTACCTGTATGATAGTTTACGTGCCCTTATAAAACAAGTAGGGGCTTCTCACGTTAAACCGCAGGGGGGTGAGGTACATGAGTTTATTGAAGTGGATGGTGTTCCTACCGGCGTGACCAAGGCTGGTGTTGGCAAGTACAACAGGGTAGTCACACAAGACTACAGGGAAGCGTTAAAAGACTTTAGAACACTTTACCCACTACGAGGGCACCTAAGTGATAAAGAGATACTTCACGCTCTTAGATCGGTAGCTATGAATGTCGCAGTCCAAACGGGGGCTGTAACATACCATGAGAAAAAGAGTTTTATCTTCACTGGCAAAAAGACCAGAGCAAAGCAATCTCTAGAGAGAGTTGAGCAAAATGTATATCAAGACCCAGTAACTAAGCAGTCTTATATTCATCCCTCGTTGCTACTGGCAAGCGAAGATTTTAATAATCTCTCGAAGCGAAAAGACCTTTACTTCCCAGATGTAGACGAAGATGGAGATAAGGTTTTCATAAACTTACAGGGAGAAACCAAAGACTCGGAGGGTAGGACGCTAGAGGAGCGTCTCCGCGCTCTTAGGAAGAAGAAACTCGACGACTCATATGAAACGATTGTCGATAGTATTTTCGACGGGACCGCAGATCTAAGAAATTCGTGGCTCAACCACATTAAAACGACCGATCTATACGATCCTAAATTTAAATCCAGCAAATCGCGGGGGGAGATTTTAGGAGAATGGCTGGACACAGAGAGCGGAAAAAATTTCTATAATCGAGTTGGCAGATCTATTTTACAGGCTTCTGGAGATCTGGTGGGGGCGCTTTCCCTCATTGCGGGTAAGGCTCAAAACCTAGTCACTTCTGGGGATGACCCTGTTTTCTTGGAGAAGTTAGGTGGGGATATTCTTAAACAGGGGGCGGCGGAACGTGAGGCGAATAAAGCTCTTAGCTCTATCTTTGGGCAACAAGCGTCATACGTGGATGATGGGGTGATGTTTATCGCCCCGCTAGCTGTAGACCTTACGGCCACCACAGGGTTAACAGTGACAACGGGGGGCGCGGGGGGCGCTATGTACCTGAGTGCGGCTGGGACTAAGTACGGTGTTCGGAGCACCGCTAAGGCTTATGCTGCTGGTCTGGTGGGCGGGGGAATGAGGACACTCCTGAAAGAAGCCGGTGAAGAATCTGTGGAGGCCACAGTAAAGAAGGCAATAGAGAAGAAGCTTATCAAAGTTAAACCCCTGCCTCTCGTACGCGAGGGGGTGGCAAAGACCGCTGAGGCAACCTCGGCGGTAAAACTTTTTGAAGCTGCGGCAAAAGGAATGCGCTCCAAAAGAGTGATGTTCCCCGCGATGGCGGCTCCCGCTTTTTTGCGCTCTGCGGGGCACACGTATGGAGACATGCACATGCTTTTGAAGGGGGCTACCGACGCTGATGGCAAGCCTCTCAGCGCCGAAGAGATCGAGGACAGGGCGACGGGAGCGGCTTTCTTGGGTGGGTTTTTTACGGTAGCTACCGTACTTGGTCTCCACAGTCTTGGTAGCGTGGGACCTTTGAAGAGACTGGGATTGGGTGGCTTAGAAACGTGGGCCGCTAGAGGAG